CTATATTTTGTTGATAGCGTCAATCAGTTCCTCAATTTCAAAATGTGTATATACGACCTCTGTCACGCCCTGCCCTTTATGACCGACAATTTTCTTGATGACCTTGTCTGACACTCCGGCAACCGTCAACATGGAAATACATGTGTGACGGGTATCGTGAGGACGGTGTTTCATTCCGAGGGTCTCAATAAGTGGCGACCAGTACGAATCATAATAATTCCGGTATTTGAAATGTTCACCCTCCGGAGTAGAGAGGAGATATTCACAATCATTGAGGTTGTACCAGTATTCAAAGAACGGATAAACCTTTTCAGAGATCGGAGCGGTACGGATTCCGGCAGCAGTTTTCGAGGCGACAATCTTGAAATATCTTTCCTCAAGGTTCACATTTTCTTTCTTGAGGTCGAGGAGTTCGCCGATTCTGCATCCGGTATATATCAGCATGAGGATGACGGTATAATATATATTTGAATCCTTGACATCCCATATCTTTTTGACCTCTGTTTTTGAAAAAGGTTTCCGGTTGTATGCGTTCGGGTTTCCTGCCTTTTTGATGTCGAGGTATTCAACGAGATTCCGTTCTTTTGGAATAATCTCATGAATCACGGCGTATTTATACATCAGACCGAGCAGGACTTTCAATTTCCGGAGTGTTGGATAATTTTTGCCGGATTCATCGACAATCATTTGCAGGTGGTCGAGTTTGACATCGACAAACCGCATCCGTGCAAGTTTATCACACAACGCCCATGCTGCACGATAACCCTTGACGTTGGAATCACTGACGGTCGGAAAATGTTCATCAGACCATCGCTCATATACATCCTCGAATGTGACTTTTGCAGCATCAACATCATAAGGATTTGCATTGAACTCCGCAAGTGCGGTCAATGCCTCTTTACGGGTCGGGTAATATCCGACGACCGTATATAATTGTTTTGATTTACCTGTTTTCGGGTCAATTTCCCATCCTTTTGTCTTTTTGGCAACATAAGGATTCCGGCGATTTCCCGATAATTTGTAAACCGTTCCGAATCCGTTCGGTAGTTTCATAAAATCACCATCCTAAAAAAGAGTATAAAAAATAAAACCAATGCAAAAAGCACGGTTTTATGATAGAATGGTGTTTGCAGGAACATTCTGTCGGTGCTTTTTGCAGGAGCATGAGACGGAGGTTTCACAAAGGCGATTCACATTGCAGTGTGGGTCGTCTTTTTTATTGTGCATTATTCATTTGCACGGCGTTCTTTTGCGACTTTTCTATACTTGCGACCGATGACAACACATGCGACACCGACCACAACAGCAATTATTCCGGCAACCGGAACAGCAAGCAATAGAATCAATCCTAAAAGTGCAAGGACAGCACCGAGAACAATCATGAGGATTCCGCAAACACTGTATGTATTTGCAGAGTATTCCTTTTTCTGCGGTGCATTTGTTGAACTGGATGCAGCAGGATTTCCGTTTGCAGCCGTCAATCCTTTTGCAATGTCGGACACGCCGACGGTAGTTCTGTTATACACTGCGTTGTATGCTGCCTTTTTCGGGTCGTTGACGATTCCCATTCCCTTTTTACCATAAAGGGGATTGACCGCCTTTTTGACCTGCCGTTTGACTTTTCCTGTTGTTCTTGCCTTGATGCTTTTCTTGATGTTTGGCTTTCTGACACCGTATTTCATGAACACACCTCCATTTCTATAAAATCAACATTCTGTAAACTTTCCTCAAGAGAGGAGGTGAGCAGAATGAAAATCCTTGTGTGGGAAGTGAGAACCTCAAAAGGGTTCACATTGATGGAGTTATCGAAGAAATCCGGAATCGGAAAATCTACGATAAACAACATCGAAAACGGTAAGGTGTCACCGACATTGTTTCAACTTGAAATGATAGCGATTGCATTAGGCGTGAACATCACCGACCTGTTTGAATCCGAATACAAATAATTGTACCATAATGCAGCGGGATTCCGGCAGCAGGAGGAACGATTTCCATGATTATGGAAATCAACCTCGATATTTCCACAATCATGGAAATATATGATACAATGCAATTCGGAAAGGGGGTGGTGTCTCCCTTGAATTACAAAGAGGCTATTGTCGAAATAGTCGGAAAGATACGAAACGAACGCATCCTCAAGAGGATATACAAATTCGTGTTGTATCTCTACACCCATGAGACTGGCAGTTGAAAGACTGTCAGTCTTTTTTTGATGCAAATAAATCTATGATTCTTTGAAATGCTGCGATGTCCTCGTCACTTGCCTCAAGTAATGCCTTGAAAAGATTCTTGCGGGCATCGTCCTCACCTGCCATGATGTGGTCAATTCTTTCGATGAAATCGTCGTCAGTATCAACGAACATCTCACCGTCACCAGTAGTCAACCATATATAATCAACTCCGAACTCACGACATATCGCTTTTACGTTTGCATCTGTTACGGCATTTTTGCCGTTTTCAATAAGACTGACAGCACTTTTTTTCAAACCGATACGCTCACCGAATTTTTCAAGAGTGAGACCGAGTGATTTTCTAACTTCTTTTATACGCTCATTCTGCGTCATGCTGATTCACCTCCTCTGTTTTCTAAAGCATAACACCCAACGAAACAAAAATCAATAAAAAAGTTTATTCAACAAACAAAAAAGTGTTGACAAAGTTTATTGAACAAAGTATGATGTTTACAGAACAAACAAACAGGAGGTACAAAGATGAACGAACAGACATTATTTTCAGAGGAGGAACTTGCAAGAGTAGAGACAGAGGAGGAGAGACAGCACCTCATTGAATGTGCAAAGGATGAATCAAAAATTGACATGAAATATTTTGAAATCATGAAAAAGTATGATTTGTTCGAGAGTTAGGAGGAATAAAAATGAGCAGAGCAGAGGAGTTGAACCAGTACATACAAGAGTTATTTGATTATTGGAACGGGAAAAATGATGATTTCAAGCCTGTTCCAATACCGAAAGAAGTTGACGACGAAATGGAGAAAGATTCTTTTTATTAAAGCCGAAACGGGGCAGCAGTCGCCCCGTCAGTGTCCGGATGGCAACCGACACTCTGACGATGGCAAGCCGAAAGACATCGTACAGCGATACCGTGGGAAACATGGCAGCGGTCGCACCTGCTAAAAAGTGCGTGGATGGTCAACAGGTTTTCGATGGTTTTTAAGGTGAAAAGCATCAACACGGTATACATTGCCGGAAAAGAGGTGGACGGGATGAAAAGACCGAGAGAACCACCGACAGGAGGAAACAGGATGGATATAGGACGAATATTGCCGACAGAGGCAGCAGCAATCCTCAATGTGTCACCGCAATTCGTGAGGGTAGCAATGCAGCAGGGAAAACTCCCGATAGGAACGGCGGTGCAGATGTCCTCGATTTGGACGTATCACATTTCGGAAAAACTGCTTGCAGATTATTCCGGAAAGAACATAGAAAAAGAGATTGAACGAATCCGAGGAGGTGTTGAAAAATGACGAGAAACGAGAAAAAGGCAGTGATTGAGAGCATGGCAGAAAAATTCATGAATATTGACGACCTTGAGGGAAAGTCAATGACCATTATGGTGATGTCTGCGTATGCCGAGGGTAAGGCAGCAGGGAAAGCAGAGGAGCGTCGCAGATGGGAACAGAAAGAGGCAATAGCAACAGCATAACGGAAAACGCCTCGTCAGAAAGGACGGGGCGTGAAAACTGGCAACATCAACCGTGGGAATTGCGACAAATGCAATCGCTGCCGTTAAGAACAAAAAAACGAATGACAATCGACAGAATAAAAGGATGGTACGAAACATTCGGAGACAACGTGTATTTCAGTTACTCCGGAGGAAAAGACAGCACAGTTCTGCTTGAAATATTAGCAGGTTTTTGCAAGGAATACGGATATAAATTGTTTGTAGTTTTTTTGCGACACGGGTCTTGAATATCCGGAAATAAGAAAATTTGCGGAACATAATGCAAAAGAATCGAAGAAAAGTATGGAATTGAAATGGAATTTGTGAGATTGAGACCGGACATGATTTTCAAAGATGTAATAATTACATTCGGTTATCCAATCATAAGCAAAGAAATCTCAAAAATAATATACGGGGCAAGACACAGTGAAAGTAAGAAACAATCGTACATAAACAAATTAAAAGGACTAAATCCGGACGGTTCGTATTCGAAATATAAACAACAATACAAGAAATACGAGATTTTGTTGCAAGCACCTTTTGAAATATCAAATAGGTGCTGCGTGAAAATGAAAGAACAACCCGCAATGAGATATGAAGCAGAAACGGGGAAAAAGCCGATTGTCGCAACGATGGCTGACGAATCAAAACAGCGTCTCGATGGATGGTGCAAAACTGGCTGCAATGCGTTTGATTCTGATAGACCGATGTCAAAACCGATTTCGTTTTGGACGGAGCAGGACGTTCTTTCGATGATATTGAAAGAAAATATTGAAATTGCACCAGTCTACGGGGAAGTAGTTAAAGACTTCAAAAAAATGGGTCAAGCAGACGGGCAAATGTCTATGACAGATTTCGGAATTGATGTGCAGGACGAGCCACTGAAAACGACAGGATGCACAAGAACAGGGTGCATTTTTTGCGGATATGGTTGTCATTTAGATAAAGGAGTGACGAGGTTTCAAAGATTAAAAATAACACATCCGAGACTATACGAATATTGTATCGGAGGAGGAGAGTTCAACGAAAATGGAATGTGGCAACCGAGTAAAACGGGTTTAGGAATGGGATTCGTGTTTGATTGGTTAAATGAAAAATTTGGAGACGGATTCATTGAATACAAATAAAAAGCAGGAGCATGAGAACAAAGAAAAAGGACAACCATTGCAGTGGTCGTCCTTGTATCGACTGATTGTGTCAGTCGCTAACTGATAGAAATATTATAGCAAATCTGACACGAAAAAGCAACTCAAAAACGACCGTAAAGGTCGGAAAAACAAAGGTTTTCGGAGGTTTTGTCGTCCTTGTAATAGATACTAACAAGTCTGCGAAAACATAACAGGAGGATTGTGTCAGATGGCAAGAAAAAGAGGGATGCAGTTTATCCCGTATGATTATGAAACAGCATACAACAAGGCGATGGAGGACATGCATGAATGGTTCATTGAGAACCTGTTCCAACATCGAAAGAAAGTGATATATGCACTCAAAGAGATAACAGCAGGAGACCAGTTTGAAATTGAGATATATCCACAGTTCCGGAGTATGGATGAAGTACCTCCGGAGGGGAGGACAATTAAGAAAGACAACAACAAGGCTCAAAAGAATCTGAATGACAAGAACGCAAGGAAATACGTTGAGAGACTAATCAATGAGAATTTCAGTGACCGTGATATTTGGATGACATTGACCTATGATGACGCACACCTCCCGCCGGACGGGGATGTTGATGCAGCAATCAAGAATGTGCAAAAGTACATCCGACGCATCAACTATCAGAGGAAAAAGAGGGGTCTCCCGAATGCAAAATATGTCTATGTGACCGCATACAATCCGGATGCGGAAATCAGATGGCATCATCACATTGTCATGGATGGTGCTTTAGACATGGAGACAGTTGAATCCTGTTGGAAACAGTCAAGCAGGAATGAGGTTCGCAGGTTGCAGACAGACGAAAACGGTTTGTCCGGTATGGCGAATTACATCGTTGAAGAAAAGAACCGTGTTCCGTCGGAAAAGAGATGGAACAGTTCACAGGGATTGAGAGACCCACGAATCAAGGTCGTACACTCCAAACGTCCGGAAACAGGAGGCAGCTATAAAAAAATAGGGTCATTTGTTGACGGTATGGTCAAAGACAGGGATTCAATACCGGAGATATTAAAAAAGTGGTATCCGGACATGGATTTCACGAACGCAAATGTGTACTACAACGATTTTAACTGCATGTTTTATATACATGCACGAATGAGGAAAAGGAGGCTACAAAGTGAAAAGACGGAAAAGACGGGCAAGACATGCAGGACGACGTGATGCGTTCCATTTGACCATGATTGCGGTATTGATGACGGTGTTGTGCTTGATGATAGTGAACATCAAAGAACCGGAGCAGACCGAGGAGGAGCAGCCGGAGACGACACATGCGGAAGTGGTGCAGAATCCGGAAACAATCGTGCAGACAGCAGAGGAGACCGAAAGCAAATACAAGGTTTTCGATGGTATGTCCGAGGACTGGGGGAGCGATGACCTTGAGGGATTCGTGCTTTATAAGTTACCGGAACAGTATGCGGATAAAGGCTATTTTCCGGAGAAAATGCAGATATACACAAGATGTCTATGCAAGCAAAATGACGTTCCCTATGCCCTTGTACTGGCAATCATCGAGCATGAATCCGGATATGAATTTGACAAGGTCGGAGACGGCGGGCAGTCAAAGGGATATATGCAGATTTATGAGAAATGGCACACTGACCGGATGGAACGGTTAAGCTGCACTGACCTCATGAACCCGTATCAAAACGTGAGGGTTGGGATTGATTTCCTGTCGTACCTGCTCAAGAAATACGGCACGGTGCAGGATGCACTTGCAGCGTACAACTACGGTGAAAAGGGTGCGAGGGAACATTTGTGGAGCAATGGCGTGTATGTCTATTCATACAACAGTGCAATCATGCAGAGAATGAAAGAGATTGAGGAGGTGGTCGGGAAATGAGTTTTGACTGGCGACCGGAATCAAAAGACAGGTATTTCAGAAAAGCCGAGGCAGCAGTCAAGGCAGCGGGATTCGATGACATCCTGCAAATCAGCAAAGAACAGTTTGCAATCACGAAAAGCACGGTCAAGGTGTATTTCAAGCCGATTCCGAGAGAGGGAAAGACCCGCCGATGGTGGGAGGCAAAGAAAAGCATCGCAGGGATGCAGGAGCAGTCCGGAGGGCGTGACGAGTTCGGCAAGAAAAAGAAAACCATTTTTATTCATGCCTATATGGTTTTAGAAATGGAGGAGCAGGACAGGTGAGGGCAGGAGAAATCATTGAAAGAATCAGACACATGCTCAAGGTCAAGGACTGCAAACATGCATGTCTGTTCTGCGAATATTATGACATGTGCAAAGAGGAGGCGAAAGCGAATGAACATGAGATATGCAAAGAGAAGTGAGGACACGGAGCAAATCAACGTCGTGTCATGGGCGGGGTGGAACATGAACCGTTATCCGGAATTAAAGTGGTTGTTCCATGTGCCAAACGGAGGTAGCAGAAACAAGCAGGAGGCAGTCAAATTCAAACAAATGGGTGTCAAAGCGGGCGTTTCCGAAAGGAATTTATTGCGGACTGTTTATCGAAATGAAATACGGCAACAACAGACAACAGGACACGCAAAAAGAGTTCCTTGCAGACATGGCAACAGCAGGACATTTTGTCGCAACTTGCTATTCAGCAGAGGAGGCAATCAAAGTCATTGAAGAATACCTTGAGTTGATTGATGGTAATGAAATAAAAGCGATGTTCGTTCAAGGTGAGAACAACGCAATGATGTCATTTCCGAACAACAGCATCCTCAAGGACGGGAAAATCAAGAATAGAGGAGAAAAGCGATGAAAGTATTGATTGCGTTAGGTATTGCAGCGGTTGTCATGCTTGCGATGGTATTTCTTGCGGTGATTTTATTCGTGGCAGCAGTTGCGGTCGATATAGCGTCCGAATTTATGGACTAAAAAATATAACAGGATAACAGGAGGAAAAACATGAGAATTATTGCAGTAATGTCACCAAAGGGAGGAATCGGGAAAACGACGACATCCGATTCAATCGCCTATATGTTAGGCGAGGAGCAGGGAAAGAGAGTGCTTGTGTTAGACGGAGACCCGCAGGGCGATACATCAAAGACATTCGGAGTGTACGAACCGGGTGGAATCGGCATGAGTGAATTGCTTGAGAAACATGAGTGCGTCGGAGGTACATATAAAACAGGCGACTTGATTCGACCGACAGAGTATTCACACGTTGACATCATTCCGGCGAATGGCTATCTCATGAAAACGGACATGAATTTGCTACTCAAAGAGGAGGACAATCAAGTTACACGATTGCGTGAGGCGCTGGAGGAGGTAGCGGACGCATACGATTATTGTATTTGTGATTGCGGTCGACTGCTTGACATGGTGGTCATCAATATCCTTATATCGGCAGAGTTAATCATTGCACCCGTAAAAGTTGGAGGATATGAAATCGAGGCATTGCAGAACCTTGAGGAGCAGATTGAGGATTTGAGAGACATCAATCCGGATTTGAGAATAAAGGCACTCATGACCATGCGACAGAAAAATAAAACCTCTCTTGAGGTTGAGGAGTGGTTGAAAGCAGATTCCGGATTTGATATGTTTGTCACTCCGGTTCGCCGTTCCATTGTTGCGGAGAAATCAACAACGGCAATGATACCACTCCCGAAATTCTCAAAGCGTGGAATCGTGTCTCAAGATTACAGATGTGTTGTGCATGAGTTACTCAAGGAAATGGAGGGGTAAGGCATGGAAAACGAGACAATACAAATCCTTGAGTTATTCGGAGGGATTGGGTCGCCTCGATGTGCCTTGAGAAATTTGAACATTCCAACGAAAGCAATCGACTATGTGGAAATCAATGAAAAGGCGGTGCGTTCGTACAATTCGATGTTCCGTGAGGAATTGGCATATAAAACACAAACGGTTGTCGGATGGAATCTAAAACCGGACATTCTGATTCATGGCTCACCTTGCCAAGACATGAGCATTGCAGGACATCAAGGAAAAGCGACAGGAGAGGGCAGAATCAACCGAGGCAAAGGTTCAGACGAGGGGAGCGGAACACGTTCCTCTCTCATGTGGGAGACAATACACATCATTGAGAATATGGGCGAATGGAGACCTCGTTATGTGATATGGGAAAACGTGAAGAATGTGAAATCAAAGTACATGAGACCGAATTTTGACAGATACATGGTTGAAATGGAGCGGTTGGGATATACGAACAATTTTGAGATACTGGATGCGAGAGAGTTCGGATTGCCACAGGCAAGAGAGCGAGTGTTCACAGTTTCTGTTCTGAATGGAGAAAGATTTGAGTTTGATGACCTTATAAGAACACCGATGCGAAACTTGCAGGAGTTTCTTGAGGATGATGCAAGTGTTCCGGATGTTTACGATGTGACACAACCGTCTGTACTTGCATGTATCGGAGAAAAAGGCATCCGCAGGGCAACGGTTATCAAAGATTGTGCATATACCATCACAACGAGACAAGACCGGACACCTGCACAGGTCATCGACCGAGGCGATGGACGCTATCGTTATTTGACCGAGCGTGAATGTTGGCGATTGATGGGTTACACGGACGAGGATTTCGACAGGGCGAAAGCAGTGCAGGAAAGAAACGGAAAATATTACAAAGCATTATATGACCAAGCAGGAAACAGCATCGCCGTTCCAATATTCGAGAGCATATTCAGAAAAATTATTTTGCATGAGGTCGCATAAGACCGGAAAAGGAGGAAAACACATGGGAAATATTGTGAAAACAGCAAAATGCAGATTCTGCGGTCAAATGACGCAGATTGAGGCAGACGAAGAACTGACAGCAGCACAGGCAGAGGAACAGGCAACAATGACATGTAACTGCACAGATGCGGTTGAGTATCAGAAAGAGAAACAGAGGAAAGAAAAGGCGATGCAGAACGTTGCTGCACTGTTTGGAGAGACAGCAACACCGGACAAGAGATGCGGAGAGGGAATTGTGAAGATTCTCAAGGCAGCAGTTGAGGAAATTTACACCGGAGGACTGGCAAAGGTCACGTTGAACCTCCGTGGAGGCGTGAAAGCCTCTATTTCGCAGAACAGCAAGGGTGAAATCAATGTCGAACGCACCGAGACAAAAAAACAGAAACTCACAGAGTAATAACAGGAGGGTAAACAGATGGCAGCAGGATTCAGCGTGAAAGACGCACTCAACAAGAACAGCAAAGCAGGGATTGACGAATCTCCGAGAGCAAGATTCCGCACAAAGGACATTTCAATTTTCAAGATGTACCGCAATGACATGAATTTTTATAGTGTTGCAGACATCGAAGAACTGGCAGGAGACATCCTCCTGTCCGGTTTGAAACAGAACCTCGAACTTGTATATGCACCGTGCGAAAAAGGCGAATACAGAATCGTCGCAGGTGAAAGACGTTGGGAGGCTCTCAAGTACCTCGTATCAAAGGGATATAAAGATTTTGAACTTGCAACCAGTAAATTGACCACACCGCAGGACGATGACGAGGAGCAGGTTGAAATCATCATCGCCAACTCATACCGTTCAAAGACCATTTCCGACATGATTGAGGAGGAAACACGCCTCAAGGCATCTCTTGAGCGTATGAAAGCAGCAGGAAAGAAAATCAAGGGATATGACCTGCAATCCGGACGATTGAGGGATGTGATTTCCTCAATGCTGCATGTGAGCAAAACAAAGATTGCACAGATTGAGGCAATCAATAACAATCTGATTCCGGAATGGAAAGAGGAACTCAAGAAAGAACGCCTCACATTCTCCGCAGCTTATGAATTGAGCGGAATGACGGAGGATGAACAGCGTGAGACACTGGGGAAATTTTCAGAGACCGGAGAACTGACACACAAAGAAGTGAAAGACATGAAAGAGGCGAAAGCAGCAGGGCAGCAGGTGTCAGAATCCGACACGGAAGAAAACGGCATGAATCCTCCGGAGGCAAGAGCGGGCGACGATTATGGGACACCTCATCCGGAGGGAATCACATCTCTCTGTTATTCCTGCACCGAATATGAGACTTGCAATGTTAAGACCGGAACATGTACCTCATGCGACCAGTACAAGAACCGTGCAGAGGCATACAAGACCGACGAACAGAGGTATTCAGAGGAACAGGATGCAATCGACCGTGAGACAAAGAAAAAACTCCGTGAGATGGAACAGGAGGAGAAGATGCAGAAACTCCCATCAACAGCACCGGAGGAAATAAAGACAATCAGAGTGTCACAGGACAAATTCGAGGAATACACGGGAGAATATAGGAAACCGTACATGATAACAAAAGACGACGGATTCAAGGTCGGAAATGTCGTCAAATTAGTAGCATTTGTAGCAGGTAAAGCGACCGGAGAGACGGCAGACATGAGAATCACCTGCAAAGACGATGACATCACATGCAGCGGACTGTCAGACGGTTGGTGCGTTATCGGTTTAGGCGTGGCATAGAGGAGACAGAATGAGTTATAAACAGAGACACCCGTATTTGATGCAGCTTGCTTATATCATCAAATACAGTTTGAAGAATTGGAGGAAAAGACATGAATAACATCAAAAGAGGCGAAATGTTCTATATCAGCAGAGGGGGGTGTCATATAGCGGGAGCGAACAGCACTCCGACCGTCCGGCGGTCGTTGTAAGCAATGACAAGAACAATGAGAACAGCAATGTCGTTGAGGTTGTATATATGACCACGCAGCCGAAAACAGACCTCCCGACACATGTGACAGTGAGGTCGACAGGCAGACCAAGCACCGTTTTATGTGAGCAGGTCTATTCGGTATCGACAGAACGCATCGGAACGTATATCGGAGAGTGTTCAGACAAAGAGATGGAGAACATCGACATCGCTCTCATGATTTCCTTGCAGCTTGACGGCAACATGAAAACCTCGAAGAAATACAACGAGACAATCAAAGAACAGCAGGAGGAAATTGACCTTTATCGCAAGAAGATTCAAGCGATACAGGAGGCGTTGAAAGAAAAGAAAAATGAAAAGCCGGAAATCACGGCATCATCAGAGGAGACAATCAGATTACAGACAGAAAGAGACACATACAAGACCATGTATGAACAGTTACTCAACAGATTAGTGAATGGAGGAGCAGCATGAACAAAAGTACATTAAAGGCAGAATTTATCAATGCGAAAATCAAGGATGCGAAATACATCGGAGTGAGTATCAAGACGGAGGGCAGCAGTCAGCCGGAAATCATCATCAATCCGAGAGAGAATTTCGATGCGAAATTTGATTATTACATGGAGGCGTACGATGACGATTTGATTCTGATTGCAGCAAAGGGCAAAAAGGACATCCGCATCGTGGCAGCAGGACACGGAAACCGATTCGAGGACATTGAAAACCAGTTAATCGGGGAAAAGGGCAAAGGTTGGAGAGAATTGATTGCAGGAGCGATTGACAACGCCTATGACCGTTTGATTGCAAGCACACCTCCACAGACGGAGGAGGAAAAGACACATTGCGAAATGATAAAAGAGGCAGTCAAGGGAATGTTCATCAATGAGAGCAGGACGGCAGCGGAGGCAGAGTTCATCAAGACCCATATTGTTGATTATGAGAAAATATTCGATGTCTGCATGAATGGCGATGACCTTGAGTTCAAAAAAGGACTTGTCAGATTGCAGAAAATGCAAAATGAATATGTGATGCAGAGAGAACGGGAGGAAACGGCAAATGAATAAAGTCATATTGATGGGGAGACTTACAAGAGACCCGAATGTCAGATATACGCAGCAGAACAGTTCACAAGAATCCATGTGCGTGGCACGTTACACACTGGCAGTCGACCGCAGAGGTGCAAGAGACGGGCAGCAGTCAGCGGATTTTATTTCCTGCGTTGCATTTGCCAAAAACGGCGAATTTGCAGAGAAGTATTTCAAACAGGGAACAAAAATCGCTATTACGGGCAGGATTCAGACGGGTTCATACACCAACAGAGACGGTCAAAAGATATATACGACCGATGTTGTGATTGAGGAACAGGAATTTGCAGAAAGCAAGAAAGCAGCGGGAGAACAGGAGCAAAATGCGAGTTATACGGATGCAGGCGACGGGTTCATGAGTATTCCGGACGGCGTTGACGAACAACTCCCTTTTGCGTAAACGGAAAGGAGGAGCGTGATAATATGGGAATTATGAGCATCGTGAAAAACGTGATTGAGCATTTCAGAAAAGCCGGAAAGACAGAAAATGAGATTTCGGGAATGATTGAACAGGCAACAGACAGGGCGACAGTCAATAAAGGCGTTACAGAAAAAAAGGAATATAAAAGACCGGAAATCAAGGTCGAAACATCGGCAGAACAGTTCGTCGAGGCAGTCATGCAAACGGGTGTCGCAGCGGAGCAGGTAAAAACGGCAATTATGAAAATGTGCGATTCGCAAAGATGCACAAATCGCCAAAACACGAATAACTGGCGTAAAATGCACGGTCTGCCTATGAGAAGAAAGCAGAAAGCGAGGAAAAAGCATGAAAGAGGAAAAAGAGCAGACAGTCATTGACAAAACCCTGCTATATCTTGAAAACTATCGTGAAATGGAGCGGTACATCAAAGAGGCGGTATCAGAGACCTCTCAAGTGCCGGATATAGACAAATACAACATATCAGCAGAAAGAGCGTTCCTGCAATCGGTCAGAGAGTGCCGTGCAGAGACGGTCATTCTGTTCGAGCATCTCAAACAGGCTCTTGCATCGCTCAAAGAAGATGCAGAGGCAGCAGGTGAGGGGTATAAGTACGACACACTTGAGGCAGTCTATATCAAGGGCAAGACATACGAGGATATAGTGAGGGAGACAGGATGCGGACGCAACTCACCGAAAAAGTGGTGCAAGGTCATGATTCAACGCCTGTCAATCAAATTATTCGGTGCAAAAGCGATTGAAAATGATAAAAACGGAGTGAAAACAGGGTGAAATGAGGGTGAAAACGAGGGTAAAAAGTGGGTGAACAAAAGGCAAAATAAACGTGATAATATGTTAGCGTGAACAGTTGAGACGAGCGATTGCAGATATGCAGTCGCTTTTTTCTTGCCTGTTTGCCCTCCTGTTATATGCGGGTAAGTGTACACAGTAATGTGCATAACTGCCCGCCTCTTGTGGATAACAGGACAGGAGAACCAAGAAAGAGAGGAGAACGCAGATGCTTTTGAAATCATGCAGGTGTGGCAAGTTGATTCCGCAGTCAGTAAAGATGTGCAAAGAATGTGAGCGACGGCAGCAGTCGAGACACATGATATACAACAACACACGGCGAGACAAGAGAGCAGCCGAGTTCTATGTGTCAAAGGAATGGCGGGCGATGCGGGAGCGTATCATTGAGGTCTATGACAACGTGGATATATACGCATTGTATGTCGAGAATGAACTACTCACATGCGAACCAGTACACCACATAGTTGAACTTGAGGACGACTGGGAACAACGCTTGAATCCGTTCAACCTCATACCTCTCAACCATAAGACACACAACACAATCACGGCTCTGTATAAGCAGAGCAAAGCGAGCATGAGAGCAACACAGAAACAGTTGAGGTCACTGATTGAGTACCACTTTCGAGAGGCAGGGGGATATAAAAAAGTTTTGTGCGATTCATTTCTAGTCGCACCCCCTCTTTTGTTTGGAGAAAACTCCCCACGGGAATTTCAGTAGAAAGGTACATCCGAAAGGGGTGTCAGAATGTGACACAAAATCACTGAAATGTTGACGGAAAGGGGGTTTGTTGCTACATGGCAGGACAGAGACAACCCACGGATTTGGTTGTTATGAACGGGCGAAAACACCTCACAAAAGCAGAAATTGAGGCACGAAAAAACGCCGAGGTTGTAGCACCGAACGACAAAGTGAAACCTCCGTCATATTTGACACCGGAGCAAAAGAAAAAGTTCCGGAAGATTGCGAAAGAATTACTTGAAATCAAACTGATTGCGAATGTTGACTGCGATGCACTGGCGAGATTGCTCATTGCACAAGACCAGTACATCGAAATCACGCAGCAAATCAGAGCAACTCCATTGATGGAGGATGTTCCGGTATATGAGACAAAGACGAATCCGGACACGGGAGAAAAAGAACGTGTGCAGGTCGGTACAAGGCAGGCCGTGAACGGTGAACGTGAGCGTCTCATGATTATTCAAGACCGCTGCATGAAACAGTGCAGACAGGGAGCATCGGATTTCGGATTGACAGTCTCCTCACGCTGCCGTTTGGTAGTGCCGAAACCACAGCAGCAAAAGCCGGAGAATAAATTTGCGAAATATGCAAATTAAGGTATGGCGAAAGCAGGAGAAACACAAGACCGCTGCACACAATACGCCCTTGATGTTGTTTCGGGCAAGATAACAGCCGGAGAATATGTCCGACTTGCATGTCAAAGACACCTCGACGACATTGAGAAATCGAAAGCAGCACCGTACAAATACTATTTCGACGTTGAAAAGTCAGAGGAAATCATCAATTTCGCAGAGGAATTGGCCATTGCAGAGGGCGAAGAAAACGAGCATGTGACCGCATATCCGTTTCAGTGCTTTATTTTAGGGTCACTCAACGGGTGGAGAACAAAGGAAAAATCATACAGACGGTTCAGAACGTCTTATGTGCAATTAGGCAGACAGAACGGAAAATCGTTCATCAACGGTATTTTGGCATGTTATTACGGGAATTTTGACGGGTACAAGTACGGAAAAATCTTTTGTACGGCTACCAAGCAAGACCAAGCGAACATTGTTTTTGACGAGGTCGCAAAATTCATCAATTCGGACGAGGATTTGTCGGAATGGTTCAAAGTGCATGACCACAACCACACGATTGACTGTCTGTTGACACATTCGGAAATCAAAGCGTTGTCCGGTGATACAAAGTCACTTGACGGACACCGTGCGTATTTGGGAATTGTTGACGAGTATCACGCACACAAGACGAATCAGATGTACAAGCTGCTTGAGGGTGGTATCAAGAAACTCAAGTCGGCGTTGATTTCGGTCATCACGACAGCGGGGTTCGACCTCAAATCACCCTGTTATAAATTGTATGAATATTGCTGCAATTTGTTAAAGGGCGTTTTTGAAAACGACAGTCAGTTCGTATATATCGCACAGATGGACGAGCATGACGACAGATATGTTCCGGAGAACTGGATAAAAGCGAACCCGATTCTTGAATTTGACAGGGATGCTCTTGAAAACCTCATACCGATTGCACATACAGCCCGTGATATGGGCGGGGAGGACTTGAGAGATTTTCTCGTAAAGCAGTTAAACATGTGGATGCAGTGGTCAAATTCACTGTATATCAAGGACATCGCAAAATGGAAAGCATGTGCCGTTCTGAAATCACTCAAGGATTTCAGAGGGTCAAAATGTTATGTCGGGGTCGACCTGTCATCCGGGGGCGACTTGACA